CCGCCGGATGACGGGGCGGGCAGGTCGAGACTCACATGTTCATCGGTGATCGGGATGCCGCGCATTTTCATGGCCGTGTTGGCGATGGTGGCCGGGGAGCGGTAGACGCGGACGATGCGATCGGCGGGCACCATGCCCAGCTCGGCGCCCAGGTACTCCAGCACGCCGTCCCGCACGGAGATAGCGGTCCGCTCCTTGGGATCGAACACTGCCGAGTCGCGGAATTCGCCGCTTACCGTGTCTTTTAGCTGGGCGTTACAAATGGCGTAGGCCGATTCTTCGGACTTCCCCGATTCCATAACCGACTTGACGCAGCGCTCGAGCTTCGCGGGCATGGGCCTCGCTCCCTGGTAAATTACCCGTATTTATAGCCCCCAGCGCTCCGGCTGTCAACTATCACATATTGTCCACTTGGTCAATACCCCATCGGTAATATATTGCACTAGTGCGGAAAGGGCTATAGTTATTTCAACAGCGAGGCAATAGGGCCGGGCTGAATTGAAGGATAGAGAGATGCAATATATAGAAGATCCGATACCTGAGAAACTGATTGGTCAATATCCGAACGGGGATGGAGTACTTGATTGGATCAATGCGGAATTAACCAATGGTAAATTGTTTTGCGGGTGGTCATTAGGCTCCGATGGTCGTGTAATCGGCGCCTTTTTCCTGGTCGGACTGGTGGCCCTGCGATGACAGGCCGCAAACAGTCAACAGCAACCGAACGGGCACTGGCCCGTGTGGCGATGGGCGAAAAGCCCTACACGGCGGCGCTCAATGAGGGCATCAGCCCGAGCACTATCTACCGAGCATTAGCCCGCAACCGGCCGCGCTGGGACGATGAGCGCCGCGCCGATGAAGCCTACATGGAACGATCAGACGCCGCGCTGAGTGGCAAAGGACGGAGGCGATGAAATACATCTGCATAGGTCCGATGCAGTATCGAATTTTCGACAATCACGAAACACACGTAGAGGTGGCGCGGGAGGTCGGGTTGCCGGTGCTCTCCGCTGGCTTTATCCGGTTCGACGAAAAGGGCCAGCCGATTGCCTATGGTGACAGCGTGTCGCTAGGCATCCCGTCGAATCCGACGGTCGATACGCCAATGCTACAACTTATTTGGAGAAACTCATAATGCCTAGCTATGAATTGACAATGATGGTGCCGGTCAAAGTGCGGATCGACGGCATGGCGACCATCAAAGAGGCATTTGACTATGCGGCGCATGGGTTGGCTAACTGGAGCAAAGAACAAAGCGGTGGAAAACCTACGGGTTATGCGGTGGTATTGGCTGAATCTGAGGAGGTGAAGTCGTGAAATGGTTATTATGGACGATGTTGATCGCCAATGGATTTGTTTTTATTCGAGCAGTTTGCCGCTTATGGGCTACTCGTCATCAGCAGGAATGATCAACTCATAGTCGCAGCGGCATTGATAGTCAACCCCGGGCAGCAACCATTCGCCATCGCACGATGAATAAAGCCCTTTGTCCAGGTCGAACTCTTTGCCGTTGCGCACATCGTGGCATGGGCGGACCCGCTCATCGTGTGAGGTGATCCAGCGGGCGCGGGTGATTCCCAAGTTCTGCGCTCGCAGTTTGGTCGTGATGCTGTTGAAATTAGCGATCTGGTTGCGAGCCGTGAATTTGGCGTGGTTTTTGCGTTTCTCGACCAGACCATCGAACTGCTCCATGATCTCCGCTAGGCTACTTCCCTGGGTCATCGCCCGCAAGCTGTTCGCCGTATACATCTCCAGCGTCTCATCACGCAGCTTCTTGACCCATTGCGCCGTCTCTGATATTGGCCATCAATCCTTCAGTCTGTGTAAGTTCGGTACTGTTCAGGCCGATCCGCTTCTCGACCTTGCTGTATAGCTCCGTGCGGTTGCGTTTGTTCACCTTATCAAGAATGGTTTGCACCAGTTCCTCGATGCGCTTATCGTCAAATTGCTTCAGTAGCTTCCGGCGCACGCGATCTGCCATTCGCAAATACGCCTTGGCATAATTGCCGCCCTGGCTAGGAGCATCGGCGAACTTCTCGACAGTCGATTGGTTCAGCGCTTTGAATACCTGATTACGGAATCGCTGCGACATCTGCTCGACCATGAATAGCGCAGCCTCGGCTAGCTCCCGCTCCTGGGCCCGCGGTGCACCTGGAGCCTTGAGCGGCGTCGGCTTCTCGGCTTTTATCTCACGTTTCATTGATCGTTACGGTTATGGAAGTCCTTGAGAGCATCCGTTAGATCATCATTTTTGGATGAATCCTCAGACGGTGTCGTGAACCAGTCGAACTCGTCTTTCTTGATGACCCCGCGTTCGATGAGATAATCACCGTAGTCCTCACCGAGAGCTTCCAGCTTGAGTGCGTTATCAATGGCTTTTGTCTCATAGTCCATCCGGCTATTCGGCGTGTCGCCCTGGTTGTCCCTGAACTCGACGGCCCCCTGGCCGCATAGGCGCATCAGTTCGGTGATGGGCTCGAGCAGGTAGTCAGACTGCAGCGATTCGATCATGTCCTGGAACACCTGGCGTTCGTTCTCACCAGTACTGTTCAGCCCTTTGACGTTCTCCCCGACCAGCATGGCGAGCGGGATGCCCGTCACCATAGCGAGCCGGCGCAGCGTGATCTGATCGGCCTCGGCCAAATTGCTGATCGACTGGTTGGCGATCTCCAGCTGGTCCTCGGCATCAATGAGTCCGGCTGCGAAGATCCCCCGCACATCCTCCAGCCGACTGAAATACTCGATCATCTCAGAGTCTTGTCCCGAGCGCATGGCGTCCTTGAAGCCGGCAATCTTGTAAAACAGCGTGCTGGCTTTCTCGAGGATGCGCGGACTCGCACGCTGCACTACACCATCAGCAATGATCTGCTCATAAATCATTTCGAACTCGGAGATCCCGCCATATAGATAGCGCGGCGCATCCAGCTCGGGCGGCTCAATATAGCTGAAATCGACAACCCGCGACCAATGGATAACTGCCCCGCGTACATTATAACTTAACGGGCGATAATACCGCTCCGACTGTAGATCTCGCTCGATATCCCCAGGAGTTACCATATCGCCGCTAAATACGCTAAACATTAGGCGAGACGGATCCGGCAGGCCTAGTGGTTTTGATAGGTTATCCCCTCGAACATGTAGCACGACGATACCCCGACCGAATGCAATCATCCATTTGGTGGCCTTCTTAACGTGCTTTTCTAGCCGTGCCTTATAGAATTGTTCATCCTCCGTGCTTTCGAATTGCAGTGTATCTTTGAGTGCATGACCGGACTTGAGTCGCACCACTTTATTACCGATGCCATGGCGGTAGAGCTGGCGAAGGGTGGCGGGGCTTAGAACTTGGGAGTAGATCTCATTCTGGTTGATCGGGTTGCGCCCATCGACCAGCGACGATACGAAATTACGCAATCCGTCTGTGAATTTGTTGGCCATGGCGGCCTCCTTAGAGTAGTCGACCATAATCCGCCGTCGAAGATATTAGGGGATTGTAAGCCATTATGAAGGCATCCGCTAGATTTGGCGATTTCACGTCCCGTTTGTCAAGGTCTTTTTTGCTCTCGACCTTCACCTTACCATTCGCATCGAAATCCCGGCGGGGCGTGGATAGCTCGTCGATCAGCTGCGCCAGGTTCTCGCAGCCGCTATTAATGCTGATCAACATATCCTCGGACACCTCTTCGTCGTTGCGCACGGCTGCATAGGTCGCTTTTAGCCGATCGGCCACTGTCCACCAGGCTTGCGCCTTGAGGTTCGAGAAGAAATCGCGGTTCGTCACGCCGGGTTGGTATTGGGCTTCGGGACGGTGTACCGCATTGCCCGCGCCGAATCCCTTGTAGACGATCCGCGCTCGGGTAGCCTGGTTTAGCTCTTTGAACTTCGACCCGGCTGCAGCGCCCACCCCGATATTGTCGTAGTAGATAGTAGCTTGCATCTGGCGGGCCAGGCTGTAGACTCTGGAGCAGCTGCCAAGTAGGTCGTCGGTCTTACCCTTCCACTGCTGTGCATTCAGTGCCAGCAGGCCGTATGCCGTGACCGTGGCGTTCATATCGCTGCCATCGTCCGCCACGTCATAGCCTATGCGCTTTAAGCCGCTAGGCCGGACGTTGAGCGTCTTGTGAGCGTCGATGGCCGCCATGAGCCAGGATCGTTTGATGATAGCCGACTCATCGTCGGTACGTGGTTCGCCGAGATAAATGTGGCGATACTCATCCTCGTCTTCTCGTCTGGCTGTCTCGATGATAGACCGCATGGTCTTTGACAGGAACTGATTCTCGTCGTAGTTGATTTTGCGAACGATGGTATTCGGCGGTGGGTTGACTACGAACCGGCGCCAGACGAAATCGGACACCAATCGCGGATTAAATATGATCCAATGCTGCGAACCCTCTTTACGGATAGTCGGGTCGATAACTTTCCACTGTTCCTCGCTCAGCAGATGCGCCTCCTCGGCCCAATGAATATCAACCCCTTCCAGCGACTTGATCTCATCGATGGATCGCCATAGGCCGTAGAAGATGAATTCAGTCCCGGTATATTTGTGGATTATCTTGTTCTTGAGGATGGTGAACTGGTCCTGTAGTCCGAACCGGTATATCTGGACCTTCAGCAGAGAATATACCGACTCTTCGATTTTGTTCTGAAACTGTCGGGTACACAGTATGCGTAAAGTACAGCGTTGCGCTAAGAAGATGGCGAATCCTGCGGCATCCCAGCTTTTCGACGATGAGCGTCCGCCGTATAGGATGCGGTTGCGGGCTGGAGTCGTCCAGAAATTCCGTAGGGCCGGGTTAAGTGTCGGACTGGTCATCCGATTTGTTCAAGTCGCGATAGAAGTCATCCAGGCTACGAGGGGTCATGCTGCCGTCGGGGCTGGAGTGGGCCAGATTGTCGGTGAACATGGCCAGGTGTCGGCCGAGCAGCTCCAGAGACTTATCGCGGGAATGGGTCAGTATCTCGATGCCGCTGCGTGTCTGCTTGGCCCCAGCATACAGCTGCTTGGCGGCAGGAGATAGCGTGCGGGTATCCTTCACTGCGATGGACTCAATGCCCCGGCCGAAACATTCCGGGCATTCGGGATAGGGCAGGAACTTTGCATCGTACCCGACGCCGCCCTCAGGGTCTGGCTCGGCTGGGAGCGGCTGGTCTATACGCTTGGCCATCTGGCAGGCTTGTTGGTGCTGGCGCTGTACCTGTTCCCATTCCGCCGGTGTGAACTGGTAACGGTGACCTTCGCCGTAACAGTGCCGACAGCAGTCCCGCCGCACCTCTACCAGTTCATTCGGATCGGCGGTCACTGTAGCCCACAGGAGGCGCACCACGTCATCCGCCTTGATATCGAGCCGCTCGGCACGTTCGCGCAGCAATTCGCCGATCCGATCGCGAACCTCAACATTTTTCAACAGACGAGTAGCGCACGTTGCCGCGGAGGCGGGCGTACAGTTCGGGTGCACGGTCTGGTATGCACGGGTTTGGTTCATTTCCGGATCGGCCACCAGCGCCCGGCAGAATTGTTCGGCGTTATTGTCCATGCCGACAGTCTAGCTGCCTCGCTGCACCTTGGTCAACATGTGCAAATGTGTGCAAATGTTATTGACCTATTGTCACACGAAAAAACCCTTTAAAATCAATGACTGTGCAAATAGTGACAATTGTGATAATGATTATATGAAAGGCTAGAAATAATAGCAGTAAATTATAGTAATTATAAAAGAAGGTATTCAGGGGGTTATAGGGAAAACATCTGCACAATTGTCACAGTTTGCACAGTCATTGATTTTAAAGGGAAAATTCCGTGACAATGCCGAATTTTCATTGTCACACATTTGCACAAAACGGGGTTTATAATTATAAAACCGCCGCTGTAATTACTATAATTATAAAAAAGCCCGCGTAAAGCGGGCAAAAATGGGTGCTCAATAAATTATTTTTCGCGCTTCTCGGATTTTATTCGTATCGAACCGATCCCGAGATCCAATACTATATCCCGAAATGACGCGCTCATCGTTATGCCGAATTTGAATGCCCACCCGCCCCCGAACCGGCCCAAACCTTTCACCGAAAACGGATTCCATCCCCATTTCTGTCCAATTGTTTTATCAACCTCGTTGGCCCAAAACCCATTTACCCGTTGCCACGGCCATCCTCTGAACGTAATCTTCATCTCTCAATCTTCATCTCTCGTCACTCCTCTGTCACACGTTTAAATAACGCCCAAGCGCACCGAGCCTCAATAATCGGCAGGTATTCCGCCTCCCGTTCGCACAGCACCGGATTGAACCCCTCCAGCAGCGCCGCCTTCCCGGTCGACCCACTACCGGCGAACAGGTCTAGTACCGTCCCACCTGGCGACGTTACCAACCGGCAGCACCACCGCATCAGCTCGGTCGGCTTGACGGTCGGGTGATGATTCTTCGCACCACTGGTACGCCCAGCACCCGCTCTCGGTGAATTGAGACCATCTGAGCCCTTCTTCCTCCCACCGGTCACCTCCCCGGCGGCCACATGCGCCAAATGCTCGCAGCCCTCGTTCCGGTCTGCCTTACTCGCCTTCGCCGCATAGAAGTACCGCCCCCACGGCTCATCGTCGAAGCACCCGTCATGTAGGATGTTGGCGGGCCAGCGGCCTGCTGGGTCCCCACCTCGCGGCCCGGGCTTCATTGCATAGTTCGTCGCTCCGGACTCAGTATATCTATTATCCTGCGACGGTTCGTTCTTTCGATGTCTCCCACCGTCACTAGGCACCCTACATCCATCCACATTGATCGCCCCCACGCCATGAGTCAGCACATTGTCCGCGACGGTGCCTTCGAGTGGTTTCCTGGCGATGATAATTGGCTCATAGGCGGGCTTGAGCGCGGTCCCCCATCCTTCCCACTGTTTCGCCTCGTCGGTATGGGCGATGGTGATGTCATAAGCCCCGGTACTGATCCCCGCTAGGTTTACTGTGCTTTCATTTCGGATGCGGTATCCTTCGCCAACCACTTCCCGCCGCTTCATATTCTCCGACTCGACTGTCCGCCACTGCATAAGCTTCATGATGTCCGCAGGCGGTTCGGGGAGTAGGTGGCGCATCTTCTCGAACATATCGAGCGTTGCGACACCCGGCTGCGCGGCATCCGTCAAATAGTGCCCACCCATTGCCGAGCCGGTCGCCTCGTCTATCTGTCGTGCCGTGATTCCCGTCGATCGCATCCAGGCGGTGAACCGTAAAGCCCGTTCACGCCTAACCCGCACCGCATCTGCAGCATCAATCGCCTTGCTAACGTCCAGACTTTTCGGGAATCCGCTTCCAACGCCGTGTCGCGGATCTCAAACCCCGCCAGACGCAACGATATCGACATCAAGTCTTGTGTCCGACTGCCAGCGAAGACCAGTGCATAGCCGCCCGGCTTGAGCACCCGTAGCGCCTCCCGCCATACCGACGGCCCAGGGACAAACGAATCCCAGCTCTTGCCCATGAACCCACTACCCGTGTGCACATAGTCGTCACCTTTTAACCAGTGCCGCAGCACCTCGGCCATATCCGGCTGTTTGCTCAGACCATACGGCGGATCGGTCACAATGCTGTCGACCGAACTCTCCGTCATCCCGCGCAACGTCTCCAGACAATCCCCGTGGTGTATCTTGTAATCAATTATCATCCGTCCGCCCTATAATCACGCTGCCGTACAGACAAAACCCATCCAGTCCCATCGACTCACCGCCGAACTCGACTCCGTGCGCCATACACTCTAGCCTGTCCGCCGTGGCGTAGTACGTCCACGCGCCCGCCCAGACGCAGAGTAGAAGGAATGCGAATAGCCTAATCATCGCTCAACAACTCCCGCATCTCGTCCATCGCCATACACCTGGCCTCCTGTCGACGAGACTCCGACCCGCACACCGGCGGCTCGGAATCATCCACATCCCAAGCCAACCCGCACTCGCACATCATCTGATCGCCATACCGGCGGGCTTTACAGTTATCGGCGATCATTATGGACAATCCGCAAATGCCAAAACCACATCTTTCCATTCACGCCACCATTCCAGCGCACCTTCATCCATCCTAGTGATTGTTTCGTCGTCGAATTGCCCCCACTCATGCAAGCGATGCCCCTTACAACCAATCTGCAGCCAATCGTCACACACATTGACGATATAACGCGGTAACTGCATTGAACGGATAACCGCGCCGTCACCGATGGCGTTGAAAATGCGAATCCCACTCAGGTCGGCCCCACTCAGGTCGGCCCAGCGCAAGTTGGCCTCGCTCAGGTTGGCCCCACTCAGGTTGGCCTCGCTCAGGTTGGCCCCACTCAGGTTGGCCCCACTCAGGTCGGCTCCACGCAGGTCGGCCCCACTCAGGTCGGCCCAGCGCAAGTTGGCCTCGCGCAAGTTGGCCTCGCTCAGGTCGGCCCGGCGCAGGTCGGCCTGTTGCAGCGAATCGCCATTAAATGTATAAATTGTTTCACCTGTAAATCTGTGTTTGATCTCAATCACTTCACCATCCTCCAATAATTAGTCATCACGCCCATAGTCTAGCCGCTACTGTCCGGCTGGTCAATACTTCCATCGGTCATTCGTGGATCATCCGGGTCGCGGTAGAACACCACTCCCGGACCGCGAGTTCCAAATCGCTGTTTTTTCTTGCCGACAGTCCAGCCGAGGATTCGCAGCACATTGGCGATCCGCCGGCCATGTGCGGTGGTCAGCCGGTCATCGGATATCTTGAGTAACACCGATGCAATGAGGTTGGTTGTCACCGCAGTGATGTGGCTCGAATCCAGCCATTCGGCGATCTTATCCTGCCACGGGTCGCGCTCTCGACGTTCCTCCTGCTCGGGATGGATGAGCCGCTTTTCGACCTCGTACTTGACATGCCATTTCTCACCTGCCAGGTATCGCGCCTTAGCCTCTGCCCATAGCTGGTCGCGGTCCGCCACGATGCCGGCGATATCGCACAGGCCGCACATGACTGGCCAGAATCGGCGGTTCCCGGTCTGATCCTTGAGGTAACCCACACCCTCCTCCGGGTTGACGGTGCCCATAAATACGCACTGGCGGGGCACATCGACGATAGTGCGACCGTAGGGCGGTCTGTAGCGGTCGACACGGCGGGAGGCGAACTTCTTTACGGCACCGGTCTCGGCCCGGTTCATCGCATCCATCTCTGCCACCTCTACGATCCAGGCGCCATGCAGCTGAATGGCCGCGTCCTTATTGGTCACGTCGGGTAGTTCATCGGTGAACCATTCAGGTTCAGGCATTAGGGAGAATATGGCAGTCGATTTCTGCAAGCCCTGGGAGCCTTCGAGCACAACCATGTAATCGGCCTTGCATCCAGGTTCGTAGACCCGGGCGATTGCGGAGATAAGGAACTTGACGCCGATGATCTGCGAATATTCCGACGCCTCGACGCCAAGATACCGAGACAGCCAGTTATCCAATCGCCCCATACCGTCCCATTCCAGCCGGTTCAAATAGTTGCGCACCGGGTGGTTACGGTTACGATGCGCGAGCATCAATACCGCATCGGCCACCGCCTCCTTGCCGGGCTTCATCAACTGCCCTTGCATCCAGGCCTGTGCCTCCACCGTGTCGGCATCCGTCCAGTTGCGCGGTGTCTCGTCGTGTTCGCGCCATGGCGGTTTGGCTAGCAGAATAACCCGCTGTTTAAACTCATCGAATGCTACAGCGATATGCCGCTCGACCATCACCGCCGCCTCGAGCGTAGTATTGCCCTTTCCGCCCGCCGGTAGCTCCAGCCTACCCCCAGGTGACAAGGGGACGGCTGACACTTTAGGCGCGGGCATTGCCGCCCGGATAACCTGCGCTCCTCCTGCCATGTGAACAAGCGTACCCATACCAAGCTCGGTCGGCGGGCTGCCATGGTAGTGCCGCCACCTATCGTCGACCCCATTGCCCGATCCTGCTTGAATCGACCATTCGCGCCACAGCTCCCGCCCCTCGTCGGACCCACCGCTGGCGTTATAGACGGCCATGCCGATGCGGTTCCACATCTCCCAGTCCGGCCCCTCGTTGGGGATCAACGCGAGCGCGATGCGCACCCGTTCGATATCGTCGGCGCGTTTGGGTATTAGGGCGAGGGGGTCGGTATTACCGGTGCGGGGTTTGGCCTGGGCGGGGCCGGTGATTTCCAGCTGGTCGACGCCGGGCATGGTATCAATCGGCACACCGGCAACGCGATGGACCTCGTACTGCACACCGGATACCCGTCCCACATAGAACGCCTGCGATGCCGGGAACGATTCGTTCGCCAGGATGCCGCCCAGTATTGTATTGATTTTACCGGTGAACGCATGCCGCGCCTCAAGCCCTTGCGCTTGGTTGAATGGCGCAATGACGCGCCAGCGGTTGCCCTTAACGCCGTGGCTTGGGGTCGTCACAACGATCGCTTCGACACCCATCAGCCCCAGAATGCCCGCTGCATCGCTGGGGGACATGTCGCCCTTATCGTAGTCCCCTATCACGCCCCACGCCTCTACGATGTTGGCATCATGGCGGAGTGAACTCTTGAGAGTCTTCTGTTCGCCGTAGCGATTCAAGGAGATCAACGGGCATGCGGCCTTGTCCGAGTACTCGGGTAGCTGCTGCAACCAGTCGACCATCCCGTCGGTGGTCGTGGTATACTCGGTCGCCCGCAGGCCGCCGAGATTGGGAAATAGTGTGAATGTGAGGGGACTATTCATCCTCCGCCCTCGCCAGCGACTTGTTCATCCTCGTGCCCCTTTAGTGTTCTATTTATCGCATCATCTGCCCGGTAGCCCGGCGTTTCAGCTCCTCGGGGGCTTTGACCGCGTGCGGGTCGCGGGCAGCGAGGCCCTGGCCCACCACGACGGCTATCTCATTGCTAATAGCATGCCGGAGCACTGCCCGCCTCATTTGCGTCATGGTGTTGAAGTGGGCCATCACCAGTGAAGGCGACACGCCGGCCCGTTCGGCCACCCCACGTTTAGTCAGGTTACGGTAGTCATCTTCGGCGGCCAGGGTCACCGCTGCATCGAGGATTTGCAGCCGTCGTTCGGCTTTCGGCATCCAGTCTTTTGTCTTGCTCATAATTATTTGCTCTTTGTGTGCGTCAGCCTACAGGTTAGCGGGTTATGCCCGAGCGGTCAATATGTACGCTTCGATGAACGCCGCCGCGACTTCGGCATTGATTGCCAAGATTTAAACATTTCCCAAACTACTTCTTCCCCCCAGTCACCCATTGCAGCATTCATGGCATTGCATACAAGTCGAATGTTGTCATAGGTATACCCTTTCTCTGGTGAGATTCGGTCTATACTGGGACTGTTCCAGGATTTCCCCGGGGATAAGTCGAAAGTGCACCCTGTGATTTCACAGTGGCCGGCGTCAATCCGTTCTTGAACGGCGTCAACATAGGCATCCAAGTCGAAGGGCAGTCCCCGCTTTTTAGCTCTGGTTCGACAGTTTGCGACAAGACATTGCCCCCGCTTTGTCAAGCGGCGATTCGCCTCTTTCAATAACAGTTTCTTCTTATTCCTCGCGGCCCATTTTCTATAATTATCCCGACGCCGCGCTTTTACGTCGGGTCGCCTGGCGTATTCGCGTTGATATGCTCTTTTCTGCTCAATATCTTTATAAGCCATTTGACTGCTCCATGTAGGCACGTATGAAAGTATACGCGACTTCGGAGTTTATTGCATTACCATACCCTTTCAATCGTCCCGCCCACGCTTTTGCGGTTTGCGCGACGTTACTGTCCACGCCTGGATCGCTGCCTCGCACCAGCTTTTCGGCAGTCCCATCAACCAGCGGGAATGTGCCGGGTTCAACTGGCCGCCACTTTCCATCCCGGCAGTAGAGCCAGTCAGCATCTCGCCAGAGGCCGTTAGTCGGGCCGGGCTGTTCGTGTCGATGGCGAGAATCTGGTCCTCCAGTTTCCAACGCCCGTTCAATACACCCCCACCGCTTGGTAGCTTTGGGGTCAACCATCCCGCCAAATTCGCCTGCCTCGGTAACTGGTCGAAGCGCTCTTTCCCCGTGTCCTTGCGTGGTGTTATATCCGCCCCGCTGTCCTTCCAGTCCCTCGCGCTCGGGGTCACCCAGCCACTCGGCAACAAAGAAGAGTCTTTGTCTGATGTGCGGCGCACCGAGGCCCGCAGCGCAGAGATCGACCGCCCCGCAGGCGTAGCCCGCTCCTTCCAGGTCAGCTTGTACAAGGTCGAGCCAAGCAAGCCCGTCTTTACTTGCAACTTGCTCGCCAAAGACTGGGACCGTTTCTGGTTTTCCGTGTTGAATGAGGTGGAGCCAGTGTGGCCATAGGTGCCGCTCGTCAGCAAATCCGCCTGCTTTGCCTGCCGCGCTGAAAGGTTGGCAAGGACAACTTCCCGTCCATACTTGTCTATCATCAGGCCAACCTGCTCGGCGCAATGCGTAGGACCACACTCCGATCCCGGCGAAAAAATGGCATTGAGTGTATCCTGCAAGGTCTGCTGGCACGATGTCTTCGATTGATCGTTCATCAACTACCCCCGGGGCGATCTGCCCCATTCTGATTAATTCCCGCAGCCATGCCGCTGCGAACGGGTCGTGTTCGTTGTAGTAGGCTGTCACCTATATCTATCCTCGTAATCCTGATCGGTTGGTCCAGTTGGGTGATGCCTGCACCATACCATCGAGCCCTTCTTGTGTGGATGGGATAACCCGTCGCAGTGACAGGTCCGCGCCTTATTGCGCCGCCTGTCCGCCGAGTAATCGTGAAGCGTGCCACCACATGCGCACCGCTTCGGCTTGACGTATTCCTCGGGATGCTTGCTCAATGTGTAGATCCGCCGGCACCCGCCCCGACCGCATCGGAATTTAAACTTACTCATAACGCTAGGCTCATCTGGTGGTGCGACGGATAAATTAACGGTAATGGGATCTGCTCGTGCCAGCTATCAGGCCAGTATCGGTTCGACTTCTGCATATTCTCTCGCGCCCCAATTACCGTAAGGTTCCACGGTACATGCAGTCCGCAGACTTCATCTGAGCAGATCGGAACGATATGGTCGACGTGCACATCTTCGCCACACCTGCGCCGTCGTCTGGCCCACCCATAGATGCTTTTGAATCCCGGGTGATCGGCGCACCACACGGGCCACGCTTGGTATAATGCGCGGTAATAACGGACGCTCCGGCGGTAGTTGTACGGTAGCTCTGGATCGTTCGGATCTTGTTTAGCCAACCATATCGGATTAGAACGCGATAATGGTGTGGCCATCACTCTCCTTCCCCATTAACAAACCGGGCATCGCCGCCGAGGCTGGTGATCAATTCGATAAAGGCCAGTTGCGCGGCCTCGTGAGCCGTGCCGGTGTAGCGCCAGGCGCCATGCTTGCATTCCCGGGCAACAAACTGTCCGATCGTCAAACCGACAAGTTCGGGTGTGATGAGTACCGGCTGGATGCCGATAAGGTCGGAGCTTTTGATCTTCTTGTTCATCGCGGTGGACTCATTGCATAGCCCCCACCGCACGAACGACCCGTCCGCCATGTAGCCAGCGCCGACATTGTTGCGCCATAGCCGCCCGCCCTGGTGCCCAATAGTCAACCGCTCGGCATTCTGTACCGCCGCCTCGCTGCGCGGCGCCTGTCCAGTGCTGGGGATGGGCATGCCGTTATCCGCCGCGCCCATCATCTGCTGCAGCTCGTGCAGCGCATCCCATCCGATGCCGTGTTTGATTGCCCATTGTTCGAGTGTCATTCGGTCAGTCCTCCTTCTTGTAGCGGTACGATTCAAACCCCGCAGCGGCGAGCGGCAATGTCGGTGCCCAGGTCGGCGGTGTGGCCAGGATGCGGCTCAATTCATCTGTGCTGTGCATCGGCAAGTCCGGGCATTCGGTCACCAATTCGTCATGCACGGATAGGACAATCCGAAACCCGGCCGCCTCGGCGCCGGGCATGCTGGCCTTGAGTACGTCACCAGCGAGCGCCTGGGTGGCGTTCTCCACGATCTTTCCGCCATAGGTGTACTGCTGGCACCATGTTTTTCGAACACCGTCGATCCCCCAATAAGAGATATTGTCGGCCTCGTCGACGCGGGGGCGGTAGTACGTGAGGTATTTGCTGCTCGGCAGTTTGACCAGTAGCCATTCGCCGGTGCAGCAGAATTGCAGATGAGGGCCGGCTTTGAACACGGCGCCAGGCATGCGGATAGCGGCACACGCAGCATCCTTGGCGGCATACCACAGCTGCCGGGTCGCCGGATGGCGATCGCGCCACGCGAGTTTGACCGCCTCACTGGCGACCCATTCGACCTCGCTGATCTCCAGCTCGATTTGCTTCTCGCGTCCGAACCGGTCCAGATTCTCCCAGGCGCGGGAGATCACATCGGCGGGCATGTTAGCCTGGATGGTCTCCCACTGGTCCTCCATCCTGATGCCGTAGGCTTTGGCGAATGTCTGGAACGCTCCAGCTCCGCCCTCATATCCACAGGCGAGATCGGGCACCTTGCCGAACACATTGCGCTGTTTCTTCTCGATCTTGTAGGGGTCAACGCCGAGGATGCTGGACGCTGTGATATTGTAAAGGTCGGGGCCGGTGCCCGCATCGTAGTCCCGGAACGCCTGCAACTTCCAATCCTCCCCGGCCAGATAGGCCAGCACACGCCCCTCGATGTTTGATAAGTCCGAAACGACCAGCTTTTTGCCTCCTGGCGCGGTTAGCACCCCGCGCAATGCCGCTGCACCGTACAGCATCAAGTCATCGAAGATGCCGACATGGCAGCCCGCTTTTAATGCAGTGATGTATAGCTCGATCATATCGCCCGGAGGCAGTCCGCGGCTCGGCAGGTTCTGCGGCTGAAATGTGCGCCCAGCCCATCGGCGGGTACGACTCGCCCCTGCGAATTGCAGGCCGCCCCGGAATCGCCCATCGCCGCTCACCGCGTCCGCAATACTGCCATATTTCGCCGTGCTGGTCTTGTTGGCCGATAGCATGGTGCGGAACATCTCGCGCAATTCAGCGGGCAGGCGTTCATCCGCGACCATTGGCTCGATAATGTGTTTGGCCGTCGCTTCGAGGTGTAGGCCGTATTTCGATGCGATGAATTGTTGCACGGCGGTCCGGCGTGTCGGCGCGAGCCCACCGGTCAGCTCGGCGAATCGCCGCCGCAGGGCCTCTTTCTCAGTAACGGCGGCCCGTGCTCCGGCGATGGCCAATTCGGCATCGACACAAAACCCGCGGTCGTTGATCCGCTGATCCAGGTGGTAGTCGGCAATATCGGATGCCTGCCAGTTGTAGGTCGGCAATCGCTTATGAATATCATGCAGCGCGACGATATCCTGGGCGGCGTAGTCCAGGAACCGCGCCCACTCATCGGGATGCGTCTCGCGAGTGTACCGGTCCGCCTTGTGGTTATTCGGTGCGGGTTTGCAGAATCGCTGGATCAGCTTCTTACCGTCAGCATCTTTCTGCTTATCCGCGTCCAGCCCCAGTACCGATCCTAGCTGCGCCAGGCTGCCGGGTAGCGCATGCTGCATCGCCTGCACCATCGTGCATTGCCAATTTTCGATAGGGATCTCCATCTTGAGGTTACCCAGGCGTAGCACATTGCGATCGAACATGGCATTATGTGCGATCACCCACCGGCCCCGCGATAGGGCGACCAGATCGGGCGGCGGCGTGCCATCGGAATAATCCCACGTTTGCACAGGCCCATCGCCTACCGCCCAGGTGATGATCATGATCTGCGCCGACTCGGCGTAACGATAGGTGCCTGCCGTGATCGGCGTCTCGTTGAATGTCTCCGTGTCGAGATAAAGAGGCTCAAGCATCGCGCAACGCCTCGACGAAAATGCGACCAACCGCATCGGCGTGATCTTCCCAGTCGGCTTTAATCAGGTACCTGGGGCGAGGTGTGGTATGCCCATGCTCCCACACCGCCTGCACCGCCTTCTCGGGATACGCCGGCGCCTTGCGCAATTCATTCAGCTCATAGACCAGGCGCTGATTCTCTGCGGCCAGTAATTCGACTTCCTGCCGCAGCGCTTCGCATTCGGTTGTTATTGGTGATTCCATCGTCTCATCCTCCGGGTTTGGTTAATCCACATCGATTAGCATTCTGATAATTAGCTGGAGACTCGAACTCCACCACCGCCGTCGCGGACATCCATGCCTTCCCAGGGACTCGAACCCCGCTTCTATCCTGAGACTAATCACCAGAATGCTAATCGATGCCAAGCAGATTACCCGCTGCTTGGGCCGGGGTTAAATCAACCCTGCATCATGCCGTGCTGAACTAGCAGATCGTCGGTCCACCCTGCGGCAATCATCGCCTCGTAAGTAGCACCATTGGCAGCGGGCAACATGACGTGCTGCGGGGCTGCGGGTGCCGGAGCCGGTGGTGGGACCGGTGCGCCGGCATTGGCCACAAAGTCGGGGTGCGGCTGGACGGGTGCCGGAGCTGGGGTCGGCACCTGGGCCGCATTCGGATCGAGCTGTGCGTTAACGGGAACCACAGCAGCCACAGCACCGAACACTGTCGCAGCATCCGGGCCATCCGAATTGATGATCTCAATACCGGCACGCACCAGGTCGAATATCGTAGGATTGACGTAGATACCCGGGGATTCCGAGGAACCGTTGCCCTTGACATTAAGGTATAGGCGTCCGTAGTCACCGCACTTGATTTCCTCCTTACGCTTAATCTGCTCATGCGATGCATAGTGGCCCGTGTGGTAGCAGGGAACGGTGAGTTCTGTGCTGCTATGAATGACCCAGTGCCCCGGATAGCCATCACGCTCGGCCGGAATTTTGCCCTTCTTATTCGGCACTCTGCTATCACCATCGCTGATTTTCCATGCGAAAGTGGGCGCCTGATACTCGCCACGCGACCAATCGGTCTGCGCTACCAGTTCGATCTGCCGGCCCCATTCGGTATCCTGCCACCTAGTCTCCGCACCCTTGGGGATAGCGAGGCCGATATAGGTACTCATGCGCGGTGTGATGCCATCTTTGTGCATTTTGGCCACACCCGTTTTACTATCCGTCACCGGATGCGCCGTCATCGGATGGCCGCCAACAATGCGGCCCACTGGTGTTAATATATCAATCGCCATCTTTTATTCCTCCGTTAAATATAGCTGCAACGGCAGCCTCTGTACGTTCGACCAGCTTCAATGCACCGGTCGGAGTTTCACTATAGCCGCTAATGACCGCCGGGTCAATACCGAGCTTTTTAGCCTGGACGGGGGTGACCGGCTCGGGCGGCTTGCGCAGATCGATCCCCAGCATATCGCCCAGCATCAGCACCTCGGCCGTCGGAACGGACCACTTCGTCCGTGTTTGCCCAGACTCGACCGCCCAACCAGGCACTGATCCGCCGCCCTTGATGGTCGCCTCGGCCTGCGCCTCCAGACCGGTAAGCCTGGCCTTGATGGTGGCTTGGGCTTCTCGCAAGATCTGCAATTCCAGTCCCAGGGCATCACCACTGAGCTGTGCGCTAACCGGCTGTCCGGTGTACGCCACGGCAGCCATGCCCGCTTGTTGCAGCGTCTCACAGGCGTGACGGGCGGAACAATAGCCGCATTCCGGCCCTACACGACAGGTCGGGTTGTCGCCCATCGCCTCGGCTTCGGTCGCCTCCAGCTTGTTGAAATATGGCCGGAGATCGGATGCCTGAACGGTCCAGGTGCGGATCGTCCCGATCCGGTGATAGGCCCTCGGCTGCACAACATGTAGATTGACGATGACCGACTGGTCCGAATAACCATCAACTTGCAAAATATCCAGAATGCCCGCCGTGTAGGTTATCAGCTGCCAGTTCTCGAACGCCTCGACGACTTTATGGCCGAACTTGTAATCCCATACATGCAGTACACCGGCCACTTTATCGAACAGCCAGCAATCCGGCGTTCCCCAGCTATCGGGATGGATCCGGCCATTGCTGATCCGCTCCTCGATATGCGGCACGAAACAGCCCGTCGACACCATCATCTCACGTACATGGTCGGCGTATTGCTTGGCGCCCTCGTAGCTCTCCTGCGTCCAGATGACGCCATTGCTCGCGGATAAACCTACCAACTTATCCGCCGGTAGGCATGATGGACCCTTCGTGTAATCGTAGGTCAACATCGCCGCTAACTCATGCGAGGCCGTCCCCTCGTCCGCCTCCTTGCTGCTCGACGTGTCGGGGTGCTGCGCCCCCATCATGCGCGAGGCGGAGCACTGGACACGCCGGGCCGCCGAGGAGGGCGGGATAATGGAATGCTCTCCACTCATTTCGGCATTACCAGATCGGCCCATATCTGCGGGATAAGGTCCGGCCGGCCGCCGAGCAGCTGGAGATTAGCCACGCCATGCGGCTTGAGGGCGCTATTCACCTGCTCGATGGTCAGCTCCTTGGCCTGCACCTTCATTGTCACCGCCTTGAGGAATGCAGGGAATGTGTCGGGTGCTTGCCCCAGTTCGGTGGTCACGATGCCTGCCACTTCCGGCGATTGCACGGGCGGCGGAGGGGGTGGGGGTACAATAGTCGCGCCCTGTTGCTCCTGCGGTGCCGCGGTATCGTCGCTAACACCATCGCCCACCGGTTTAAGCATCCGCACCGGCGCGGCCATCAGCGATTTCAGCTCCTCGATGACACGATTATAGTCCTCATCGTCAACGCCCCGTTTCTTGCGCCACGTACCGTCTTGCAGCTTGGCTTTGCTGCCCGCGTGAATGCGCGCGTCCCAGGGCAGGCCGCTGGCATCCAGCTCGGGACAATTCGGATCGTCAGTGTCAGCCGTTGGATCAACGGGTAGGTCAAACGATTCATTGTCGGTTGCTGCGGGTGGCGGTGGAGGTGCGGGATTGCTTGTCGTTACGCACTCTGGGCCGGTATTACACGGATCCGCCGATGTGCAGCTTTCACAGTGCCCATCGTCCATCTCGGGAAGTTCCATTTCGGGGATCTTGCCCGCCAGGGTGAGCAGCATAGTGGCCCCGGCGACGAGCGCTTTCTCGTCATCGCTGGGGATCGTCAAACTGATATGACTCATCGGTGTTTCTCCTTTTCGGTTGTTGACGGGGCTAACTGTAGCTGCTATTGTCCACCTAGTCAATAGCAAATTACCGAGAGGATGAAGAGGATGACACCATTACAGATCGAAATGCTTTTGCATTATTACACCGGCCCGTCCGACTATCCGGATCTCCATCATCCTGCACAACAGGATGCTATCGCCTATTTCATCGATCAGGGGTATTTAACAAAAATACAACTACACGAAGAGGCGCCGTTATGTGTACTAGAGTATAACCCGACCGAAAAGCTATATGCGTATTGTGAGGCCCTATGCCGCGTACCAGAGCCCCGGCAGGGGTGGATCGTCGATATGGAGGTTAAATCATGAAACTAACACCTGAACAAAAAGCCGAGCGCCTGGCACGGACGATGCGGGCCATTTCCGCTGCTAAAAAAATATTACAAAAAGGTGATCGTATCCGGGTCACACGTTGCCCAGGGACGAAACGATGGGTCATGTTTGACCATTGGGACGGAAATTGGATCGTTTCTAAATCTGGAATCGATGATATTTCAGCGGGCACTATTGATATGCTGAATGGTGATCCAGTTGATTTTGATTCATGAAACGCACCCTCGAACAATGGCAAGGCTGCAACCCGGCCACCATGATGGAAGGCATGAGCAAGCGCGGCGTGATACGGACGCTCGAAGAGGCGAAGGCGGATATCCTGGAGCTGCACGCGGAGATGGAACGATCGAAGAAAGCAATAACGATTTGCCCTAACTGTCTTATGGTTCACGAGGTCGACGGATGATTAAATACCGCCTTTACCAAGCCCAAATAGTCGATCGCATTAAAGCCGCATGGGCCGCCGCGCATCGCGTGGTGCTGGCCGTCCAGGCAACCCGCACCGGCAAGACGGTCGTATTCTGCGGCGTGATGGCCGATGAGCCGGGCGCCTCGGTGGCTATCGCTCATCGGCAGGAGTTGATCAGTCAGATGTCGCTCGCCCTCGCCAAGAACGGCGTGATGCACCGCATCATCGCACAGGAGGGGGATATTCGACGGATCATCCATTTGCATGTTCGCGAGGTCGGCGCGTCGTTCTATGACCCCCGCGCCAAGGCCGCCGTCGCTGGGGTTAAGTCGCTCATCAGTAAAGCGAAACGAGATAAAACCCTGATCACCTGGGCGCAGTTTGTCCGGCTATGGGTCGTCGATGAGGGCCATCACTGCCTCGAGGAAAACGAATGGGGCAAGGCGGTGCAGATGTTCCCAAACGCGCGCGGTTTGCTCGTCACCGCCACTCCCGACCGGGCTGACGGTAAGGGCCTCGGGCGACATGCAGACGGCCTGGCCGATGAGATGGTGATCGGCCTGCAGATGCGCGAGGCGATCAACGAGGGCTGGCTGCTGGATTATCGAATTTTCGCGCCGCCTGGGGATTTCCATCGACCGGACCAGCCCGAAGATATCGGCTCGACGGGTGACTATAAGCCAGCAGCAGTTAAGAAGGCAATCCGCCAGTCGCACATCATCGGCGATATCGTCACGCACTATCAGCGGATCGCCCCCGGCAAGAAGGCGATCGCCTATCTCTCCGATGTAGAGACTGCCACCGATGTGGCCGAGCAATTCCGCGCCTCGGGCATCCCGGCGGCGGTAGTGAGCGCCGAAACCCCGGACACCGAGCGGGCCCGCATCATGCGCCAATTTGCCACCGGCGAGCTGCTGGTTCTCACTAATGTGGACCTATTCGGCGAAGGGGTCGACCTGCCCGATATGGAAGTGGTGATCATGGGCCGCCCGACGGAGAGTTTCAGCCTGTATTGCCAGCAGTTTAACCGGGCGTCGACCGTGGCCTGGGGCGGACCGCCTCCTGAGACCGCCGAGGCCCGCCGTGCGGCCATCGCGGCGAGCAGCAAGCCCCACGCCATCATCATCGACCACGTGGGCAATGTGGTGCGCCACGGGTTGCCCGACGCTCGAACCGAGTGGACCATGGACGCCAAACAGAAACAGAGCCGTGGCGCTTCGACCGATGCCGTGCCTATTCGCTCCTGTCTGAATGTCGAGTGCATGCAGATATACGAACGATTCTATCCGGTCTGCCCCTATTGCGGCCATAAGCCCGAACCGGCCAGCCGCGCCGCACCCGAGTTTGTCGACGGTGACCTGGCCGAGCTGGATCCGGCCGTCCTGGCGGCGATGCGTGGAGCGGTTGAAAAGGTGGACATGTTGCCGGCGGACTATCGTAGCAAGCTGCAGAATCAGCGTGTCCCGGCGGCCGGGGTGAACGCCAACGTGCGGCGCCACATCGAGCGGCAGGAGGCTCAGGAGACACTACGCGAGATGATGGCTTGGTGGGCCGGGCATCACAAGGCCGCAGGGCGCAGTCAGTCAGAAATGGAACGGCGGTTCTATCACCAGTTTCAGGTGGATGCTTTAAGCGCAAAAGCCCTGAACGCCAAAGAGGCGGCAAATCTGGCGGCACGGGTACTAGATGCGATTGGGGGGATGAGCTAATGCGGAGGCGGGTTACCGCCGCTCGTCAATACGGTCCATAGTTGCTTCATCACCAATAGAATGACACCAGTGAGCGCAGAGAAAGAAATGGTGGTACGTCGCTTTTCAGATTGCTCCAGACGATCCATGCGCACCCGGGCGCCTGGGTTGCCCGCATCGTCTGACCCGTAAATAAAACGGGCATGCCGCTCATTCTGTGCGGCGAGGCGCGTATTGATGATAGATTGCTGTTCGAGATGGGTTTTTATTAATGTTTCCAACCTGGCAACCGCCACCTCTATTTTTGTTGAGTCATCATTTCCCACGGATGGCGCCCCCGATAGCTTGCGCGACTTTATCGCCTGTGCGCAGTCCAAGATAGGCCCATGCAGGGGCTGAAAACATCCCGGCAAGATAAACGTTAAATATGTTTTTCCCGAGATATAAGCCAACCACACATGCAAGCCCGTAGATAACAGTCGCTGCCCACGATTGGCGGGCCATTTGGGGCCGAGTGCGGCGCACGTATTCATCCGTAGCCACATCCCCATTGCGAACGGTCTTTTGTGTTTCCTGATGCTCTTGCAGGCGTAGAGATTCCATCGCTTCGATGTGCTTCCGAATGCTATCCTGCTCGGCGTTGGCCAGCTCGCGCAATTTGATCACAGTCTGCGGGTTGCCTTGTAATGCCGCCAAGGCATCGGTCGGATCGTTAGTGCCGGTGGCACTGGAAACCAGCGATACGCCCGCTGCCACGGCCCCCGGTACGTTACCGGTGAGCAGGGAGCCCACCAGCGCGGCCCCAGTACCGGCGTTCGCCTTGACCCATTCACCTACGTCTGACCAGTTCATCGCCTAATCCTCCAGCAATTCGATGTGAGCGCAGTCCCAGCCATAGAGACCGTTCTGCTTTTTGTGTGGCCAGAGCCCACCCCACTGAATCTGATAGCCGAGTACGCTGGCCGCCTGCAGATGGGCCGCCGCGACCATAGCCAGGTGTTCCTGCTCCCAGCTGGCGGCCCCGTCGACCCATGCATAAAAGTCGAGTGCTTTGCCATCTTGGTGTCGGCTACGCTGGCTCACACCATCGCAATAGGGGGACGCTCCGGTGGCATGTAGATGCTGTTGATCACCGACGGACCGCAGCCCGGCGTATCGACCGTGGCCAAAATCGACAAGTGTGATCTGAATCGCCAGATCTGATATTTCGATTAGCCGCCGATCGATGCCTCGGCGATGTACTTTGGATGCTTCGCTGAGTTTGAATCGTGGTATCTGTTGAGTGTTAGCCACAGTGCCCCCCATTAGGGTCGAATTGGTCCAAAAGATGGGCACATATCCAGTGGGCTAAACGGAACCGCCAACCTCGCCCTTCGGAAACATGATGCGAAAGTCGTGCCGTTAATAAAAGCCGCTTATAATGAGGCCATTCCAGAAAGAGCACTGACCCGACGGTTATGTTTAATATTACGTCGAAGATTAACCCCACAGTGAGTAATGCATAGGCATGGAATTTTGCGACAGGATGCAAATCCTTTCTATGGGGCAATAAAGACATGATCGCTAGGTATAGTACCCATGTTACTACTGCTAATAGGTAACCGATTAAAATACTCATGGCCACACCATCACGGGCAGTTCCGCGATTAGCTCAGCCTCGGAGGGTATTGCACGGGTCGCAGCTTGCACGTCAGCCAATACCTGATAACAATAAGTGTAACAATTATCCATCCATTCACCAAAGGCGATCCCCTCAATCTGCCACGGGTTAGTGTAGCCCGCTCGCAAGGCACAAGTGATGCGGTTGTCATAACCCTTCGTCTGTGCGGTGGCGTTTATGTGAGCATCGACTGCCGCTTCAAGCTGTGTCCTAATCTCGGCATCCGTGGGAGCGGGATTTAGAATCGCATCAGCCTCCGCCAATGTGATTTCAACGCAACCAGCGGGGAGTAGCCCAGCCATCGTATCGTCTCTTTCATGAATAGAGCCATCTGGAGCTTGATATAGTTTGATAGTCATTGTGATTATCTCAATTCTGTCCAAGTAGTAAGTGACCCGCCACTCGTGAAACTAAGCACGTATGACGCCCCAGGTGGAACAATCCAAGTCCCAAACATACCGGTGCTTGCAGTAGCTTGAGTCTGACCTATCAGCGCTATCCCATTAACAGTAAGGATTATCGCAGATCCTCCTCCGCCGCCCGTAGTGGCCCGAATATGCGCCGTTATCGGCTTCCCGGTGTCGTTATAGTACGTAACCCCTGCTGATCGACTAACCGTAACATCCTGCCATGTCTGTCCATACCCTAGCGACTGCATCGCAGTTACGGCATTGCCCCCGGCTCCTTGCACAGTTGTTGGACCTGTTGCCCATGTCCCCGCAGTCGCCTCAGTAATATCGATGAACCCGACTACGCGGAAAGGTACATTTGTCCGCGCAGTAGTGGAATAAATCACATTTGCACTATCTGCGGCACCTGCTCCACCTTCAGCCGTGGTACTGATCAGGGTTGTCTCGTCGAGATTTACTCCACCCGCGAGATTGACAATCGCGGCCTCTACCGTTCCAGCATTATCAATGGCCAGGATCGCTAGTCGCGCTGCCACGCCATTGATAGTTCCGAGTGTCGATCCACTCGAAACGGTCATAGAAATAGGAGATGAAATCTCCCGTGTAATGGGAACGCCGTCTGTGAGTGTTGCAGATCTGAAGTCTAACGATTGCGGATTTATGGTACTAGTTAAGGCATTTGCTGCCACAGAAGCCCCGATGCTCAGCACTTGTGATGCCGTGATAGAAGTCAAAGGATCTAGCACATCAGTCCCATCGCAATAAACTACTTTGCGTTTCCCTGCGGTTATGCCCACTCCAACACCAACTGCCGTTTTGATAGTCGCGGTATAACTACCTGCTGAATTATCAATCCAATATAAACGAGCTTGGTCTGGGACGATGATATTGTGTCCCGTTGTCCATGACCCATCTTGAAGGACCAGTACATCAGCATTGTATTGCGCGGTGGTCAGAGTGACGTTTGCATCGGCTGCCGGTGTGATGGTCGCGATGGTGATGCTGTTATCGTCGAGCTGTCGCCAGTTCGTACCATCGTCGGTGGTCGGGTCGTTACCGATGTTCGCGTCAACCTTCGATTCATACAAGATGCCACCGATGTTTGTGATCGATCCGTTGTTGTATTCCTGCAGACTGTCCCATTCGGCAACACCCCACTGATGCAAATAGGCAATGAGTTGCCCCAGAGTAAACCCCATCGCGTTGAAGTCTTCGCGAGTTGGATTCTCATTAACCCCGACGATTTCCCAGCCAGTGAGAAAGTCGGCGTTGACGTTATTATCAAGGGTGTCGCTTTGGGTCAGAGCGCCGAATATTGTGCGATTCGTGCCTGTCGCATTGGCTGCGAAGGCAAGAAGGTTGCCCGTGTACCGTGTGATTTTAGACATTATCCGATCACCTTTTTTGCAAATCTTCCGCCAATCTCGGCGGGATTGAATTTACTGGCAAATCCCAACGCGTTCGGATTGTTTGAAAACCCGAACATTTCGCCCGGAGTTGCTAGGACAATGGTAGCATACCGTACCGCTTGTGGTTTAGGTAACAGCCCCAATTGACGTATCGCCAGCAGTCGTTCGCTATTAAAAGTCGGTGAAACATAGAGCGCAAGGGTCATATCCTGTCGGTCGACGACGTAAGCATTGCCTTCGAATGCCGTATTGACTACATCCTGCATTGTCACGCGAGTATCGGACACCATAAATGCCGATCCTGAGTTTGCTGCAATCTTGGCTTTAATGAAAAACCGATAATCATCATCATTCAATTCGAGCGGCGTTCTTGCCGGTTCGAACTTGCTGAGGAACGGTGCTCTATCGGTTAACATTTCGAACTTGCTGTCGAAACCGCGAGCATTCGGGTTTCCGTTGAAGCCGAATGCGATTTTCGCAATGACAAAGGGTATAATACGGCCTATACCAATTACTTTTCCGATGATGTCGAGGCGATCACCGGTAGCAATGTCAATGTCGAACTCATTACCGAACTGACCCATGATGTCGCGGATCTTTTCCCAGGTCGCCGCCTGGGCGGCGATCTCCCCTCGAGCGTTCGGCTTCTCCCAATACTGCTTGATCAGGAGATCGACATAGGCGTCTGTAAACTCACTCATGGAGGCGTGATGTCCGTGATAGCCACATTTGCTATCGCGATGCTGAACAGTCCGTCATATCCTGGAGTTAGCAAACTGTCGGTATAGGTAATACCGTCATCGCTGATCTTTAATAACGTCACTGTATAGTCATTCGCTATGCTGTATGCGGTAGCATACAATTCACCAGCTGATATATCTTCAGCTATCCCGAAATCGATAGCAGCAAAAGCGGCTTTGATAGCATCGGTGTCAACAGTCCCACCTGCCGGACCTTCAACAGTTAACGAAATATAAAGTGGCACATCGATGGGACGATCAAACGCCATAGTATGCGTTAGTGTATATCCAGTCCCGTCAGGCCTCAGTAAAGTCTCGATATAATCGCCAGTCACAGACCCCTTGAGCCCCGTTCCGCCAGTCTTGTTCTTGGCGATAGTCTCGACGATATCAGTAACCGTTCCGCCCTCAATGACACACCAGATGGTATGAGGAGCAATATTGCGAACAGCATCTGTGGTGTCTTGATCATTTTCATAAATGACCAGATCCGTCACTCCTGACAGATTACCAAGAGCCGCAAATATCCCCCCGACCGT